GCGAGCGGTGCATAGCAGCGACCACGGCACGCGGGACCATAACCGCGAATTGCGAGCCGCGTATAAAAAGCAAACGGGGCGGAAAGCGTTTACATGCCCCGGTGCATGCGGAGACTGTACCCCGAAAGGGCACGCGTGCGGCTCGCAAGCTTTCCGCGATATTGATATTATTATCGCAGTACACTAGAATACAGCACGGGGCAATTTTGCCCGAATCATAAAACGGAGTTTAGAAAATGAAATACGCAGCAAAGCAAAGCAGAATAACCGCGCAATTTTTCGCGGGCAATATCACGGTAAAACGTGCCGCGAAACTTGCGAAGCGTGCGAAGCGTGCCGCAATGCACAAGGGGCGGAAAGCAAACCGCACGCGGGGCGAATCGTGAGCCGCGACAATAGCGCGCAATTAATTGCAATCAATTGCGACGTTTGCAGCGAAGATATAACCGGGGAGTATTTCCCCGGCGTTACACGCTGCGACAATTGCGCGGATAGATTCGGGGACGCGGAGCCGGAAACCTACGCGGAATTTTGCGACGGGGCGAAAGGGGACGCGGGCGACATATTCGCGGATGATATCGGGGCGGAAAGTTTAACCGATTGCCTGCAGGATATCGCAAGCGGTGCCGGGTTCGATTCGCTAGGATTTTGGAAAGCAGATAGCCCGGTATAACATCGGGGCGAATCAATAAACCAGTAGGAACTAAACCGGGTATATTGCCCGGTTTTTTTATGCCTGTATTTTGCCCCGCGTGCAATCAATTGCAATTCGACAATTTCAGACACTAGAATTTTTCGCCCGTTATAATTCACGGGCTGCAGTCTGTCCGGTAGTTTCTGTAATTTCTGTCAGGACAGAAACAACTGAAATGAAAGAAACCACGAATCAGGCACTTAACATAATATCGCGTACACTTGCCCCGCGATTTACTGCCCCGCTCCCACGGCTATCGGTCAGATTCGATTCTAAGACACTCACAGCCCGTTTGGCGCATGTTCTCGGCATACCCTTGCCCTTGCCATAGGGGCTTAATTGCATCCGGTACAGGGGCTTAGATTCGCCCGTACGGCATCCGGTGCCCGTCAAGAATCGTGCCATTTAACATAATGCGCCCATGGGATGCACTGCAAAAAGCGTGCCATTTAACATAATGCAATTGGCATGTTTTTTGCCGGGGCAAGTACCGTGCCATTTAACATAATGCATTGAAAAATAAAAAGATATTATGTTAAATAGCCTATTGACAAACGCAAGCAGGCATGCTAAAATCCATGGGTGGGTCAGGGGCTACCCTGTAAAAAAAGCGTTTTTTGCATTATGTTAAATGGCATGGATTTTGAGAATGCAATAGGCGTGCCATTTAACATAATGCGCGAAAGTCAAAACAGTGCGGGCGAGTTAACATAACGCGCAAATGAGATTGATTCGCTTTACGCGAAAGTCGTCCACCCTCCGCGTCCACCCCTCCCTGATTCGAGATACAACAATACATGACAAACGCAACCATTGCAAGCCCTATTTGACATAATACGCAAAATAAATGAAATTAATTGCACAATGGCATAGGTATGCGGCTCAGCAAATTTCGGGCGATTCTAAGCCCGTCTAACGGATTTGAGGGGGTACCCCTTGCCAAGGTATGGGAATAAATAGATCGGCTGTTTTAGCCTTTTTTTGCCATATTGGCACGGCACTTGCAACGCGGGCGTTTCCTCTATTGAAATTAATTTCATTTGCCTATTGCAATCAATTGCAGCTGTGCTATTATTCAATCTCTATAACGGAGTGCATCTTATGAACCATCCAGTTTTTGACCTCGCTTGGATCAGCCTTGAAGTCCTGAAGGGATTTTCAAAAGAGACCACGAAAGAATGGGCGAATGATTTCCTCGCTAACAATTCTGATCACCCTGCAGTCGCGGAAGCCAGAAAAGAATTCGCCATTGCAATCGCAAACCATAACGGAGTATAGGAAAATGAAAAAATTCAGCATTCAAACCCGGCTTATCGATTGCCATTCTGTCCGCTACGTAGTTTTGGACGTACGCGGAAACCAAGTAGGCACAATGGAATTTAAAGAGGAATGGGAAGCGCGACTAGCTGCAGTACATTGGGCATGCGCCCCCTCGCTGGTAAAACAGCTTAACCTTAAAAAGGTAGATGGCATTTTTTCCGGTCGCCCGTTTGGCGGCGTGAAAGTCGAAAGCATGTATAAGCAGGCTAGCGGCGAATGGCGCGCAATTGTCACGGTAGATGGCGAGCGGGTAACCTACATTGCCAATACGCAAAAAGCCGTTTGCCTGCTGATCAAGGCGCACGGGGACGATATCAAAATCACGCGTAATATCCTGAACCCTGCAAGCCGGGAAATCAGAATTGCCCGTAGCGAATGGGGCGGATGCACTGACCCCGGAACTGAAACTTATCATTGCATGTAAGTGTTAACGGTTTGCCCCTTCGAAACTGAGGGGGCAAATAGAGAAACACTTTTTTTAATTAACGGAGTAGAGAAAATGGGATACACTAATTATTGGAACCACGGCAATTTTTCCGATGTAAAATGGGATGCACTTTGCATAGCGGCAGGCGCGATTTTAACTCACAGCGGAATTTGTGCCGGGTGGGATGGCGAGGGCACGCCGGAAATTACAGCGGATGCAATCACGTTTAATGGCACGGGCGAGGATAGCCACGAAACTTTCCAAATCACGAAAGCTGCTAGCGATTTTACGTTTTGCAAAACAGCACGCAAGCCCTATGATGCCGTAACGCTTGCAGTACTTATGTGCGCAACCCTGATTCTGAAGTCATTCGAATATCACAGTGACGGGGACGGGGAACAAGGGCACGGGGACGCAGCACGCGCCATTGTGCAAGCTGCGGTTATTCGGGCATAGGCTATTGCAATTCAATTGCAATGTGCTATTATGGGCATTCTAAAACGGAGTTTATGAAATGAAAAAATTAATCCTTGCCCTTCCTACCTCGCTCGCCTTTGTCGCGCTTGCGCCTTTGTTCGCTGTCGTCACAATTGCATTTTCAAAAGCGGCTTTTGGCACGGGCGTGCCTGCCGTGTTTCTTTCCGAGCGTTTCGCCTTTTTGGTTTTTGACGGGATCACAATTGCAGCGGCTTTTTTCGCGGTCGCAATGTGCACCCTGATTGCTGAGGAACTTTAAAAATGAATGCCCTTTTTATTTTCGCCATTTTGATTTTGGCTATTTGGACCCCGCACATATACGCGGGCATCACTACACGGGTGCGCTATTGGGTGCGCTCGCATAGGGGTTACACTGCACCCCGTAACGGAGTATAGAAAATGAGATATGCAAGCGCATTGCGAACTTTTGATTCTGCCCTTTCGATTATGGCTGAGGGGGCACGCCTGCAGGCACGGGCGGATACACTCACGATTGAGAATAGTGCATTCTCTACATTCGAGTTATTGCTTACTGCTATAGACTACCGCCCCTCGCTTAGCAGGGCATACCCTGCCACCCGTGAATTGGGTGCACTGTATGACGCAGCACAGCAGGCACGCGGGGACAGCAGGCGAGCGTTCATGTACGGCACCCCTAAGCGCAAGGGGAGCATAATAGATCGGCGTAATTGGGTGCCTGCTGATTCATGGTATAGGGTAGCCGACCGCATCACATGGTGGGATAGATACACGCGCCAATGGATAGCCTACTCGCTTGATGGCAAGGGCTACCAATGCGGACCATGTGACCTGTATAAAAATTCTGATACCCTGCTAAGGGCTGAGGAGTGCCACGACTAGCACGCGACCGCGCACCCGGCACCCGGTACCCCCGTGCCCCCCCTTTCGAGGAGGGGCATTTTTTTTTTTTCGGATTTCCGGGGGCACAATGGCATACAAGCAGGCACGCAAGGGGGCACCCCCTGCTGTCCCCTGCTAGCCTTTTACATTTTCGGAATACCAATGGCAGGGGGCATTGCAATTAATGGCATACAGCAGCACAGGGAGCGGGGGCGCATAGTTAACATAATGCAAGAGACCTGATCACTTAACATAATGCACAGCCCGCTACTTAACATAATGTCCGCGACCCCATACGCCCCCTTTTTGAACGCTCAGCCTTTATTTTACATAACACGCGCTTAGTGCCAGATTTCTGGGGAGCGAAATAGTTCACTTTGCAGTTAAGTGCACACACTGTGAAACTAATTGCAAACGGTGGCGATCAGAATCACAAAAAAAATTATGGTAGAAATAAATAGTTTATGGTTGGAGGTGGGCAGTGTGTGAGGGAAGTGCTAAAATTCACGCTTCACATGAATTGGAGAACAAAATGGACAAGAAGTCAGTAATCGTTACATTGGTCAATGGCACTGAAAAGCATTACATGGAAACTGACGAGGTCAGCTACGATTTTCAAATCGGGGAACACAACGGATGTTTGCTGATCGTGGAATTGCGAAGTGTGGGGAGTGTTATCAGTGTTCCGGATGAAGAAGAGATTCTGTATGCCTATGCTGCGAATGCGTGGTCAGTAGCTAAACTGGTTTAAATATGACTGTAGAAAACGAAGCGTTTATAGATTTGGAGCAGATTCTGCATGTGCAGGTCAATCTGCTGTGGATGACAAAGTGGCGAGAGCTTGAGAAGGAAATGAACAAGCTTGCCAACGAAGGCAACTGGGATGCCGCTTTTGCAATTGCTTACAACATTCAGCTGGATGACGTGATAAGCGAGACCCGTGCACTCGCACGCACTCTGGCTGAAGCGGCACTGTTTCTCGGGGCTAGCCGTATAGTTAACGCTGAGGATGCAGATTTCTTCGGCGAACCTGACGAGAGGCTCATTGAGAACGGAGTTGAGCAGTGGAGCATCGTTCTTGAAAGGAATGCTGCTATAGCTCTACAGACCACAGCTGAAATCCAACTTGCCAACATGGAGCGCGTCAGAGCCGAAAAAAAACTGACTGAGATTATCAAAGGTGCTCCTGTAGACCTGAGCAGGGTCGGACGACAGGGAACCCAGTTTTCTCGTGCTGCAGCTGCGCTGATGATAAGCCGCATGTCTACAGCTGGGTTCATGGCACAGGCACAGGCATCTGGGATCAAGACGTATCGAGTCTCTGAGGTGATGGATGGACGTACCTGTCCTGTGTGTTCCCTGATGCACAACAAGACCTACCCTGTGGCTTCCGGAGTGGCTCTGTCTGGGGTTATCATGGGTGCCACTGACCCTGAGTCTCTCAAAGCGGTTGCCCCCTTCCCAAGTCAATCTGCAGCCAATGTCAAGCGGCTTGGTGGCATGTCACAGGGGCAACTCATTTCTGGTGGCATGAATCTTCCTCCGTACCATCCTAACTGTCGTGGCATTGCCACTTTGGAGGTCGAAAATCGCGGAGCTTCGCTCAATGTGTTAGGAGGAAGTTCCATAGCCCCCGGACATGCTTTGGTCGGCAGCGCAGAGTTGACACCGGAGCAGCTGGGAGCCAGAATGTTCGGCGAATTTGATGATGTGGACGGAAACCTGCTTGACGCTGTGTTGGGCGGAGGTGGTGCACTCATCTTTGGTGATAACGAAGGAGAAGACCCATGACGGAAGCACGACGCATTAGAGAGAAGCTGGGCGTAGATCAGAACATCCTGCTTTCCCCGAAGAAACCTACCCCCAACATGAAGGAAGGCACACTGCTTCAGTGTCTCAGCCACAACGGTGTCTTTTCTGCCGGGGACTGCGCAAAGATCATTGCTGACAATGCAGACCCTGAGTGGATCACAGGAATGGTTAATGCGCATGCTGCCAGTGACAAACCGAAAGGTTCAGAGTATCGAAGTTCAAAGCACATCTGGCTGGAGCGTGACGAGAAGAACCTCTGGTGCTTCGACAAGATGCTGGCTGTGGCTATGGCAGCAAACAAGCTGTTCGAGTTCGACATTGATTTCTTTGAGGCACTGCAGCTGACCCGCTACGACGAAGGTGACCACTACAACTGGCACTTCGATCTGGGTCCGGGCAAGATGGGCAACCGCAAGATGTCTATCACAGTGCAATTGAGTTCACCCGACGACTACGAGGGTGGAGACCTTGAAATCCAGCTGATTGACGCGCAGGACTTCTCTGCCCCAAGGGAGATTGGAAGTGTTAGTGTGTTCCCATCATTCATGAAGCACCGGGTCACACCAGTGACCAAGGGCACCCGATATTCACTAGTTGTGTGGGCTTCCGGAACCGAGAGGTTCAAGTAGTAGCGCAACGAGTTTGAAGGCAGTAGAGTTAATTCAATGGAACGTGTAGTCAATTTCTCAAAATTCGATGACGAGAAGCAGCTTGCTTTCGGTGAGGTATACATACCTATGATACCCGACTCGCAAGGCGACTTCATGACTGGCACAGAAATAGAAAAGATGGCACATGGTTTCATGAAGAATGGATTGCTTCGCGGAGTTGACACGCAACACGACCTTTGTGATAACGGTTCGATTGTTGTAGAAAGCTTCATCGCACGAAAAGGTGATCCTGACTTTATTGAGGGTTCGTGGGTGGCTGCAGTCTGGTGTCCTGACGACATTTGGCCGATGGTCAAGTCCGGCGAACTGGGTGGATTCAGCATGTATGGCAAGGGCGAGCGTATCCCTACCATGATCACCATTGAGATTCCGGATGACGGGATTATCAAGGGCGACACTGAGATACAAGAAGATCACAAGCACAAGTACTTCCTGAAGTTTGACGACGAAGGAAACTTTCAAGGTGGAGAGACCAGCACAGTGAATGGTCACTCCCATAACATTACGAAGGGAACGGTTACTTCGGAGTCTGACGACCACCGACACCGTTTCTCATTCGTGGAGGCATTACAAAGTGGGTAAGCTAGTAGAGATTGAAGCGCATGAGCTTAAGAACGGAGAGATTGAGAAGATTTCTCTTGTAACTCACGGTGCCATCCGCCAACCATTCAAGATTCTGAAGACTGCGGAAATTGATTCCAAGACGACTGGCGGCATCAAGAATGTCCTATCCAAGGTCTTCGGACAGGACCACACGCACGACGACGAAAGTAAGATCGCTGCGTTGTTCGTCCGCAAGGCAGTTGCGCAAAAGTGGCTTCCTCTCATCCGCAAGCAGGGCTTCCGGGTAGAAAAAGAACACGCATCAATTGAGGGTGACATCCTTGTCCTGAAGCAGGAAGGATTCACCGACGAGTGTGACGGTTCCGTCATCGCTTTGAACCCAGACGTAGCAGTACAGCTGTCTCACGTCTCAAAATTCTTTGACCCGTTCCCCGCATCTAGCTCCTTTGCTGACAATGTTGCTGCTGGCTCTTTTTGGCCGGGAATGCACAATGCAATGGAATCACTTGCGGAAACAGTTTGGAACGTGTTGAATGAAGCTGATAGTCCTGATGACGCAGCGTCCGACGTTGCTAAGCAGATCAAGGCATTTTCGAGCCATTTGAACAATCTGGTCGCTGAACTTCCTACTACCGTCTTCAAGATGGAGCAAGAAAGTTTGCAATCAGAGTTTGCAGGCTCTACCGTTTCTGGACTAGGAACACAAATCAACGTATCCAATGAGGACACAAACATGAGCACAGTAGTAACGAAGCATGCACCTGCGAGCGACCTTGACGGTCTGTTTGACGATGCACCCGCAGCTGAAGTCGTTAAGGACGTAGCTAGCGAAACTGCTGACGCAGAAATCGTATACGTTGACGCAGAAGGCGCAGAAATCACTGAAGCAGCTTTTGACGCACTTGATGCCGAAATCCAGAAGGGTTACGTCGTTAAGGGTGACGAAGGCGCACCGAAGTCTGGCGGATCACCGGGCAACCCTGTAGTAGAGAGCACATCTGACACTGGCGCAGTTTCGCTGGACGAAGGTGGAGTTCCTGATGGGTTCCGTAAGGAAGAGCGAGTTGTTAAGGAATTTGTCGAAGGACAGATTGTCGAGAAGTTCGCAGAGTTCTTGATCAACATCGAAAATGGCGAAGCTATCTTCGTCAAGTTCATCGATGCACTCAGCGAAGCTAAGGTTGACGTACAGTCTGACTACACCGACGCAGAGAACAAGTTGTTCGCCGCAATGGGTGTCATGGCTAAGAGCCTTGAAGCTATCGGTGCAAGCATCGAGAAGCAGAACACACGAATTGACGCAGTTGAAAAGACTGCTGACACAGCGCAGGTTACTGCGGAAGAGACAGTTGTCCTTCCCACTGCAGCTGACGATCTAGGAAATGCGATTCAGTCCCTATCAGGACAGCCGCGTATCCAGAAAAACGATGCACCCGCATCAACCGGAGAACCTGTAGACATCTTTAAGGGTCTGCTGCCGGGAATCGAAGGTAATGCGGCTTAATCCGCGTTTTTGACAGAAACTACATCGGAGTAGAACAACTATGAGTGCCAACGAAACACTGCTACAAAAGGCAGATTGGGCAATCGGTGACCTTACAGCCAACAGCGGTTTGCTGAACCCTGAGCAGGCAAATGCGTTTATTCGCAAGCTGCTTATTCAGCCTACGTTGCTTGCACAAGCTCGTCGTGTTGTCATGAACGCGCCTACGCGAAAGATCAACAAGATTCAGTTCGCGAGTCGTATCCTTAAGGCGGGCTACACAGCTGGTCTTTCACGTACCCTTGACGACACAGCAAACCGTGAGCGTTCTAAGGTTACAACAGAGCAGATCGAACTGAACACGAAGGAAGTTATCGCGGAAGTTCGCCTGCCTTACGAAGTAATCGAGGACAACCTTGAGCGCGGCAACATCGGTCTTTCACGAGACGGTGGTGGTGCTTCAAGTGGTGGAATCGTTTCAACGATTATGGACCTGATCGCCGAGCGTGCTGCGCTTGACCTTGAGGAACTGGCTCTTCTGGGTGATACCGGATCAGCTGATCCATACCTTGCCCTTACTGACGGGTACCTTGCTCGCTTCACAAGCAACATCGTGGACGCTGGCGGCGCAAACATCAGTCGTACTATCATGAAGAATGGTAGCAAGACTATGCCTACGCAGTATCGTCGTAACCGTAGCCAGATGGCTCACTACCTCTCAACTGAGCAGGAAATTGAGTACCGTGACACGCTCGCTAACCGCGAAACGTCATTCGGTGACGGACAGCACCAGTCAGTTTCGACTGTTTGGGCTGCTGGTACTCCAGTCGAAGGTGTTGGCTTGATGCCGGGAGCAACGGGTCTTCTGACTCATCCGCTCAACCTGATCTTCGGTATCCAGCGTCAGATTCACATCGAGTCTGATAAGGACATCCAAGCTCGTGAGTACATCATCGTGTTGACTGCTCGTGTTGACATGCAGGTCGAAGAAGAGTTGGCTGGAGTGAAGTACGTTAATCTCGGAGTGTAAGCTAGTCCGGGTTGACACAAAGAATCAGGGTATGTATCTTTCGGTACATACCCTTTTTTTTATCTAACAAAAGCTGGAGAAGTACATGAGTCTGCAAAAACTAAAGCTCGTCGGTTGTGAGCGTTTCAATTTCAAGGGTGAGCTTTACGAGAAGGGTAAAGTTTACATGGTCGGTGAATCTAAAGCCGCAATTATGCTACGTAAGGAGGACGAATATGGACGACCGTATTTCGCAGCCTACGTCAAGCCCGAAAAGTCAGAGAAAGTCCGAATTGCCGAAGAAGCGGCTCGCATTGCTATTGAAGCAGCGGCAGCGGCAGCAGTCGAAGAAGACAACGTCGTTGTCTATGAGGACGGTTCTGAAGTCGTTGAAGAAGCGGCTGAAGGAAATCCGGAAGAAGTAGTGGATCATGATGACGATCCTGATCTAGACGAAGAAGACCCAGAGAATGCAGAAGAGGTTGACGTGGACGAGGATCGCGACGACGGAACAGCTGGCGAGGTCTAAACAACAAAAACCCCGTTCATCGGTTGGAGGCAGTATCTTAGGGTACTGCCTTTTTTTATGGGGTCCATGATGGAACGAACTTGCGGAACGTGCCGATGGTGTTGCATACACATGGGTGTAAGTGGCTTCAAACGGAGCGGCACACCATGTCAGTATCTGTCTAGTGAAATCAGTTGCAAAAACTGCACGCTGAAGGCTCTACCAAATGAGGGCAATAGACCCAAGATTTGTGGGGAGTACAAGTGCGACTACCTCAAAGGGCTTACAGATATAAGACCTGACGAAGAAGAGTTCCATTAAGAAGTTGAATGCTCTACTGTAGTCGAACATGACGTATAACACTGGAGACCTACATGAAGAAGGAAGAATTTGAGAAGCTGAACGGCAAGCTTGGTGAGAATGTGACCTACATCGATCTTGACGAGCAGCAAGTACCCCCAGAACCAACGACCTGTGGGTGGACGGATACACAAATCCGGAACAAATCGTTGAAAGAATTTGATGCCATGATTTCCAGTGGGGAACTCGGCATAGCTAGTTTGAAACAGACGCTAGACACCGAAGTCCAGCGCATAGAAGACCTACGACGGGTTCGCAATCGTAAAACCGACCTGTGAGATAAATAGATGGTACAAATTAATGATCCTGATGGCCTGAGTCAAGGTGGAATCACCACTCCGGGTGACCTAGTAATAACGCTAGTGTCCCTACTGGACGGTACGTTGACAGGCTCGGCATCTTTGCCTGCTGTAACTGCGGGCGACTACATTGAAGTTCGTGGGGCTACGACTGCTACGAACAATGGTCTGTACGTAGTAACAGGCTCCCCAAATACGTCTTCTATTTCCGTGACTAAGCAGGCTCTAACGGGTGCTGCTGACAACGTCGTGACAGATGGTTCTAACGCCACAGCGCGTATCTTTGGTACGAACGCTGAAGAGAAGAACGTCTACTTCGATACGACGAACCGAGTGTTCTCGCTGATCAACGGTTTCGGCTCAGTGACAGTTCTTACGAACGACGGTGTGCTAGGTCAGGCTCTGTATTCGTTCATGAAGGAAGAGTGGAAGGCTGACAACGATCTTATCAAGTTCCCATTCCCGATGACCGCTATTACGCCTGAGCAGTTCGAATTCAACGAATGGCGACCAATTGATGAAGTTGAGTCTACAATTTCTACTGGCTCTGCCTCTGACACTCGTGCCCTGATCCGCTCTGCTGGTTGGGACGAAGTTGATGTCAATGGTTTCCTAATCAACCAGCGGTTCGGTTTCGTCACACTGGGTAACGTGGACGCATCTGACTTCACGTATGGTTTCTGGGATTCCGCTCTGGTTGACACAGACATCATTGACGCTACCTTTGATGGTGCCGCGAACGAAGCGGTTCCTTCTGTAATCAGTCACGACGTTACAGCTGCAACATCACTTGTATTTACGACTACGACTTTGACTCGTGGTGCGGGAGACTGGACTACCGACTTCAAGATCGGGGACTCAGTACTCTGCCAGAACGCTGCGGATGCAGCTAACGATGTCACGCTCGTCCTGACAGACGTATCAGCCCTAGTGCTTACGGTTGCGTCGGGCTGGACAGCAGACACAGATGCGGTAGGCACTATCTTGGTTGCGGTGGATCACAGAACTCAGGTGTTCACACCTCGTATCCGAGTGTTCGCTAAGACTTACGGTCAGTCTTCAACGACAGAAATTGGTGTATCCATCATCACCAACCAAGTTTACCGATTCCCATTGTCAGAAGCTGCTGATCCGGTTATTGTCGATCTTGGTGTTTCTGAAGGTGATGCCGATGGTGGTATCGCTCCGTACAACGACATGAGCATCGCGTACACAAACGTCGCTGAATCTCGTGACGGTTTCGTACTGGGTGACAACAAGCTGTTCGGTGTAATCATTGACGGTGACGTTTCCGTTGGTCAGGTTGACGGTGGTGGTTCTGCCTCTGCCGAGCAAATCTACGCCTTCGTTCAGGCTCGACTGCTGAACGCTACAGACATCAACGACGGTGCGCTTTCATTCGGTGCCGACGTTATTGGACGACTGGCTGAGCCTCTGTTGCTGATCGCTTCAACAGGTAACACATTGAGCACAATCGAACTGACAGTTAACCCTGTTGGATCGGGTGGTACTGGTGTGGCTGTCGATACGTTCTCCGGAGCGGACAAGAACAGAGTTGCCTTCGTAGACAACTCATCTGTCACACAGACATTCCCGTTGACAGTTACGGTAACGGTTAACTTTAACCCCAACCTGACTGGCGACGTGGCCGCTGTCTTCACTATGTTCTTCACGAACGATGATGCGGGCGACAACAACGGATTTGACTACGGTACGATCAACGCTATCATTGTCGAAGACGATGTTGCTTCTCCGATCACTGGAGCAATTCCGGGCGCAACACAGAACTACAACTACGCTTATGACGGAAACGTCCAGCGTGGTGGTGCTTCTGCTGGTCAAGATGCCCCTGTGACTATTGTCGCTATTGGCTTGAGTCTGGCTCAGTACGTTATCGCCACAGGCACGATTACCAACACAGGTATGGTTGCCTCATTGGTTGCCGCGTTGGAGAGAAACTTTAGCAACCCATAATAAAAACATGGGTTACTCCACATGAGGTGAGGTCATGACAGTTGGTATTTGTTTTAGACGAGAAAAATACTGGGAACAGGATCAGTGGTCCTACCTATTCTCAAATTTCGGGGTGACCGATCTTTGGGAGGTGGGAGACGATGGCGACGACAACCTGAAAATCTATCAGCCTACGGTAAAGATAGTGACAGCTGCGGAACTGCCAAACGACAAGACACTGGTCGTCCTTGCTCCCCAAGCAGGAACGTACATTCAGGGTGATGAAGACCTGAAGACTTTCGTGCACCCGGAGAATGCTATCTACATGTTCGGACCCTCGCATCTTCACCTGAACGAAGATGACATGGGCGGACGGGTAGCGGATCACTACGTCTACATAAATCTGGTAGAGAATGAGTGCTTCGCTAATGCGGCTGCGTACATGACCCTCTGGGATAGAGAAGCGAAGAGTGCCTAATGGCTGACCAGATTACAGACAACAGAGCACTGATACACGACGCGGATACCGTCCCAGCGACTGCACCATTCTGGGTTGATATCGGTGCCAATGCTATGAGTGCCGCCTCGAATCTCGATGACGAAATCTTTCTTGAAGGTATCTCTTCCATTGGTGAAGTTGCTGGCTCTACGCGAGCGGGCATCTTTTATGAGTACTCGGCTACGCAAGACCTCTCCAGCAATCACATTTACATCTGGGTGCTGTGTGGTGTTGTAGGACTGCTGAATGCCAAAGCCTCGCAGGGCTTGACTTTCCGGATATACACTACTGACCCCACAACAGATTACGCAGAGTGGGATTTGGCTGGTTCAGACGAGTGGCCGAATTCTATTCAGGGTGGTTGGACGCTGTTCTGTATCGACCTTGAGTCAAGCCCGTCGCGCACCTCTGGTACAGCACCGTCAACGGGCGCAGTTCTAGGGCTGGGCATTTCGTTCCAAACCCCTACGATGCCACGAATGGTAAACAACGTCTGGATGGATGCAATGTACAGCTTGGCTGACGGTGTGCCTGCGGTTATTGTTGAAGGACAGAGCGGTGGTGTGACTCCGTGGACATGGGCTGACTTGCCTGTTGAGTTGGGTATTGCCTCTGGTGTTGCTCAGGATGGTCCGGGTGGCTCTGTCGTGTTGAACGGTCCAGTAGAATTCTTTGCGGACGACGCGACTGACCACGAATTTGATAGCACGAACGAACTGGTGCTGTGGGCAGACCACGAGTTCATTGCGCCTGACTTTTATGGTATTACGATTCTGGGCGCAAGCTCAGGCACAGCCGACTTTAAGATGGGTATAAAGTCTGGAACCGGGGACGACGCAACAGGGTCACAGGGTGGTTCTATTCAGGCAGCCTCTGCTAGTGTGCGATGGTTCTGGACTTCTGATGGAGCCAATATTGATTCGGTCAATATGTATGGTGTGCAGGTTGCTCACGCTTCTGATTTGTTGATGGGCAGTGCAGTCAACTCATGGATCGGGACAAGCTATCTTGATTGCACGAGTGCAGACGTACGACTTTCTGAGCAGCTACGTTGTAAGGTTGTTGATCCGGACGTGCTAGGTGGGGTTCCATTCTTCACAGCGGATGAAATGGACAACATAGTGTTCTGCGAGTTTGCATCCAACGGGGTGGGGCACGCTATAGAACTGGTTACTCCAGTTGACCTTAACCAGATTTCCAAGGGCAACTTGTTCACCGGGTACGATGTAGCTGATCCGGGCACAGTGAACAACAAGGCTGTGTACAACAACCAAGCAGACGACATTATCATCAGCAACACATCTGGTGGTAACCTGACTGAGGACTTTCACGTTCGCAACGGTACGAGTGCTACAACAGACGTGCAGGCTAATATCTCGACTACCCTGACAGGTCTGAAGGACAACACAGAAGTACGAGTGTACGACCAGTCCAACCCACCTAATGAATTGGCGGGCATCGAGAACGCTACAGCGGGTACGGTAGATGACCGCTCATTTGCTTTCGCTCTGTCTGCGACGACTGTCGTTGACATCGTGATCTTCAATGTGGATTACATTCTACCACCCAACAATCGAATCGATGATTTCACCGTTCCGAGTGTGGACTCCTCGCTGCCTGTCTCGCAGGTGTTCGACCGAAACTTTGAGAATCCGTAATGGCTACCTTTGACGGACCTAACAAGATAATCACACTACTTGATCCGGGGACTAACCCGACTCAAAGCGTGCCTGATATCTATTCTGAGTGGAAGCAGTGGTCGGTGCTCACTGACAACTTGAAGTACCTGCCAGCTTTCGATCTGTCTGTGGGCGGCAACGACACAAACCCTCCGGAAAAACTGGACGGGTATTTCTTCGTGCGCAATGACTACGGGTGGAGAGTGCGACCGTTTGAAGCGAACGGTGTTACAACGCTAGCGGGCAACCTATTCGCATTCGACACAGGGACAGCTTTGTACTTGTCTACGATTGGCACGTTCACGGCATTCATCATTGGCTCTGTGTCTTCAAAGGCTCTGGCTGTAGAGACTGGCGTATCCGGATTGACTCCGACTGAGTCTACTCAGCTGGGCGACATCGATACGACTACGAAAGCGATGGATATTACTCTGACCTCTATCGACGGAACGGTCACAACAATGAATGCTACACTGGATACTGTGGTTGTGACATTAACTGCACTAGGTGTATCATCAGAGACGATACGGAAATTGCTGATGAATCGTATGGAGACTGACCCGATTACAGGCATCATGACGATTTACGATGACGACGACACTACAGCGTTGTTGGTTGCCAACATATGGGAGAATGTCGTAGCATCACAACTTTACAGAGGTCGAGGTATGGAGCGTCGTGACAAACTGACGCAACAGTACCCCGACTCATTTGGACTAGAATTTGGACCGGAGTTTAACTAATGGTTGACACAATCAGACTAGAAGCGGACATACTTGCTAATCTATTTCAGGATGGGCAGGCACCTTCGTCTATCACAGCGCAGGATGTTCGCGATCTCGTTGTGAGTTCCAAGTACCTTGCTAATCAGGGGTGGGACTTTCACCTTGATGGCACTTTCACGGTAGGCTCGCCAAAAACGATCTTGGCTGGTGTACGCACGCAGATAACGATTGATGGTGCCCTTGGAGACTTCGGTCACCCACTAGGGGACCACAATGCGTTCCACTTCTGGAACACCTCAAGCAACAAATTGATTCCGGATGGGTTGAACAACTTCGGCATCGTGCGTCTGGCTATGACGGGTCAGTCTACGGCTGCGCCGACCAATTATTTTGAGTTGGAGTTGGACGTGGGTGGTGCAACACCGATCATCTACCAGCAGACCGCTCCGTTCCTGAAGGGCTTCGGTAACCCGCAGAATTTCAATTTTACGATTCCGTTGTTCGCTGGCGCAGATTTTATAGCGAATGGTGGGACGTTCTACATCACCCCATTGGCTGATGCGACGTTTCACACATTTGCGATCACATCATCGAAGATTTACGGGGCTTCACCAGCAGTAGTGTAAGGGGTGAGTTATGAGTATCGTAGGGATGGGGCTTGGAGTCGATGTCGATACGGCAGACTTCACTGTAGCCTACGGGTTTGGAATCAGGCAGCTTACGCTGATCCAACCTCCCTATGTACCTATCAGATTTGAGAACTTAGTAGCAAACGAGGCTAGAATGGCAATACTAGAGCAACAGGATCGAGGCAACAGCGTCTCAGGCGAACTGAGAACGCGTGTGCTGGACGATGAGGGTAGAGTTGCTGTCCTAGTGGGTGAAATTCGGGAAGCCGATCTGGACCCACAGAATCGCTCTGCGACGATTGTATTCGAGGATCGTGGCAGTTCTGTGGCTGCTGAGGACAGATTGAACTTAGTTGCAACACAGAACAGATTGAATGCCGTAAGCTCTGAGGATCGAAACAATTCACTGGCACCTGAAGATCGTGGTGACGATGCAGGGGCTGAAAATAGAACAGCAGTATCTGACGCGGACAACCGCTCAGTCAAAGTAGAGGACCTCTAGCATGGCATTAACCGGGCAAGCTAAGAAGGATTATATGAAGCGGTACAACGCTGAGTATGACCATACTGCGTGGGCGGATCAGAACCGGGATAAGACGCGTGCCAACTCTGCGAAGCATCAGGCGGCACACTCAGAGGAAATCACTGAGACGCGGAGACTACGACGGAACAGTAACGTGGTTCATATGGCTAAGGCGAATGAGCATGCGGGACGAAGACGAGCAAGATTACGAGAGCAACTATGTGACTGTTGCACGCGAGCAGACCTATTCGAATTTTACGTCATCGCGAATATGAAGACAGAAGAGACAGGGATTCCACATGAGGTAGATCATGTGCAATCAATTGCATCAGGCGGCGCACACTGTGCCAAGAATTTGAGGGTCATTACAATGGCTGCGAACAGAAAGAAGGGATCACGATAATGGCATTGGTTTTTCCCAATAAAGACCCCGAAGAAGTACTGGACTACCCCGTCCAGTTTGACGACTGGCTGGTCTCTGGTTGCGACATCGCATCTGGTGCCACTGTCGTTCAGGAAGGTGTGTCTGAGCCGGGTGGATTGACTGACCTAACCGTGGACGGAGTGTTCGTCGCGGGTAAGTCAATCGTCACATGGTTGTCGTCAGGCACTGACGGGGAGACATACACATTCAAGATCACAGCGAATGATACGGGCACTCCAGTTCGTACCGTTGTTCGTCGGGTCAAAATCAAGATAAAGGTGAAATAACGTGGTTACGTACGACAGCTTGACAGACGAGCAGAAGAGCATCCTATCAGCGTGGGAAGCAAACACCCGTGCGTGGTTCAATGGTGATGCAAAATTATTGCACCAAGCAATATCCCTGCAGTCTGCGCTAAACGCCAGCAACGGACCTCGGGATATAATCACATCCCTTGACCCTGCCGAGGAAGTGCCGAATAGCTCAGGGATAGCTGGTGCTCATGACCTTACCAAGCAGGAGTGGTCTGATCTGGTGGACGTGCTTGATGCGTTTATTCTGGCAACCAACACGACAGCGATCAAAGAACTTATGGCTAAGGCTGCAGGTCCTACTGCTGGGTTGTAAGTCATGGCTGCTTTCTCCGAGTTTTTTGTCGATCCATCGCTCGACTCGGACACGGGTACGGGCACGCTGGTCGATCCGTATGGTGACGCAGAGCACGGGATTCGAGAGGAAACTTTCGATACCGTTGGCGGCACAATTATGCACATCAAGGAAGGCGCAGCAGAAGTACTGTCCGACGACTTCGCTACCGCTATGGCGGACACAGGGTCTACCCCAGCTTGGCTAACAAGCACTACCGCAGCATTCGTTATCAAAGGGTACCGAGGCGTAGCACACGACGGGGGCAAAGCTGCGATTGATGGCAACGGGCTACACGGAATGTTCGGTGTCTCCAACATAAATTACGCTCACGCAATTGACTTGCGTATGTTCAACACGGGTGCTGAGATTGCTATCAAGATGGCAGCTGGTGGATCAGTCCAACGCTGTGAAGTTCATGACTGCAACGTCAACGCGGTACAAGTCACTAACTACGGCGTGGTGATAGGCAACTACATCCACAACATCGGAGCGGTGGGTATCTCGTGTGGCGGAACAGGCGCGTCAGCAATCTATAACAGGATTGAAGATGGTGTCTTATCTATGACTGTGGGGGTATCCTCGTTCGGCTCAGTGTGTGAGAGAAACATAGTAATCCTGAAAGCGAACAGTAATGCCACTGGTATCCTTGGCACGAGTGCGCCTATCCTAAACAATAGTGTGTACTGTCACGGTGGAGGCACTGGTATTGGTATTCGTGGTGCTTCCGGTTCACGAGAAGGTCACGTATTCAACAACCTGATCGAAGGCATCAGCGGGGTTGGTGGTCGTGGCATCCAGAGCATATCCAACAGTGGTAAGATGCAGGCGATTGGTGGCAACGAAGTATTTGATTGCACTACTCCGTTCATTTATGAAGCACCAGTGGTAGAAGATTGGGGCGACAACAATGTACTGACAGCTTCACCATTTGTGAACGCTGCGGTGGGGGACTTCAGACCCGTTGACATTAGCAACATTCGGGAGGGTCACGTTCCCGGTGGATGGTTCATCTAATGTGGTCGCGCAACAACCTGATCCGGACGTGGAAAGGTGCGCTTGAGCCGAGCACGGTAGTCTCTGATGTAGCAGTAACGAATTACGCTGAGAAGTCAGAAGACCTAGCCAGTTTTCGTTGGTCTAAAATAAGAACTACTGTTGGAGTGTCTACTGAGTCAGTGGTGCACAATGGAAAGACCATCCCGTTAGTACCGTTCATCGAAGACGGGACAGCGGGGCTATCGCATTACCTTCATAATACCATTGGTAATACGAATGCCGTAGGGCACTCAATGGTAATCTCAGTGTATGCCAAAGCTGCGGCTAGAACGTGGCTCAGAATAGGGCAGAACACAGTCCCAAGTGCCTACACATATTTCGATCTAATCAATGGGGTGATTGGTTCCTCGCTGGCTGGAGTTGACGCTGCTTACATAGAAGAAATTACTCCGGGTATCTATCGTTTAGAGGTGGTGTTCACTGCGACAGGTGTTGTGTCTGACCACACGATTCAGGTATCTGTTGCAGACAACGACAACACCTTCGATGGACTGAACCAAACGTCTTTGTTGGTTGGTGGCTTCCAGATTGAACAAGGTCTGAGAGCGGGACCGTACGTGGCGACTGAAGATGTCCAGTACACGGGGTTCCCTATCACAGAGCGATTCCTATCGTATGGGGCACCAGATGTTGAGACTGTAACGAATGTCGTAGGGTACTCACACACGGTAGAGAATTGGTTCCAGAAGACGAATGTCACAGTCGTGGACAACAAGGAAAGCATCAACGGCATTCCTTTGGCACTGATCACAGACGATGGTACGCTGGGTGCTCACTGGGCTGGGCAGGTGAACCAGTACACAGCCAACTCTACCAGACGACGACTATCGATCTACGTGAAGATGGGCACAGCCCGGTACGTCACGTTTTCTGACCGAGCATCCAGCAGCACTAACACCCAATGGAACAACATCTTCGATCTGCAGGACGGGGTCTGGACATTCAAAGGCACCCTGTACATTGGGCTGCACGAAGAGGAGTACTTAGGCGAAGGGATGTGGCGAATCAGTTTCGTCAGTGCCGTGAACAGTGGGGCGTACGATAGCCTCAACGTGGGTATCTCTAATGGTCCGACTAAGGAAGACACATCATACAGCGGTGTGGGTCTTTACCTGTACGCTGGTGGTGCTCAGGTCGAGTACGACACTGATGCCTCACCGGGTACTCTGGTTAGACACGACTCTGCTGGTACCAGTGGTGGACAGGCTACACGTACCTTCGGGCTGCAGATAGGTACATGGAAAGGTGCTGTAGAGCCGTGGGCTGTAGGAGATTTCTGGGGACCTGCTGAGAACGACCTCATTGGTATCTATGCCCCAAACCAAGAGATTACCGCTTCCATCGTTGGAAGTACTACTATAGGGCTTGATGGGTCAATGCCAGCTGTGGTGTTGGACTCAATGGACATCATTAAAACTGGTGTACCCAACTCTGAAACCGTTGTTACTGTGGAGCTAGATTAACCATGACGGACATTATACGCTATCGCGGCGACACCGCTGCCGATGAAATCACTGTGCAGACCAGCGCAGGTGCTGCTGTGAACATAGCGGGCTTCACGTTCATACTGACGGTCAACTCTCTTGAGAACCCACCAGACAACGTGACTGAACTGTACTCCATAGTTGGAGCTATCTTGGTAGAGGCAGCGGGTACGGTTGAGTTCGTGCCGACTGCGCCGAATGCAGACCAGAAGCCAGCTGAGTACTACTACGATATTCAGATGACCGATGGTGCGGGGCGCATCAAGACAATTGCCAAGGGCATGTACACATACACACAGGACATTTCTAAGTAATGGCTATCATAGTTGAAGACGGAACCATTGTTGCAGGCGCGAATGCGTATGCGACTCTATCCGCAATGGATACCTATCACGAGGATCGTTTGAATACGATCTGGACTAGTGCTGATGACGAAACCAAAGAGGCGGCAATGCTGCGAGCTACTGCTGGTCTGGAATCTAAGTACCGTTCACGGTGGCTTGGGTACAAGGCTGACCACAATGCCGCGAACGCACCGCAATTTTTAGCATTCCCCCGACGTGATGACAAGGATCAGTCGCGGGCGAATGGATTCACAGCTGCTACGATGGACGAGTTCACTGACGGGGATGGCATTGCCTACCCTGTAGATGAGATTCCCGCTCTGGTAGTGCAGGCATACGCTGAGGTTTGTCTGGTTGAGATTAGCCAACCGTTCGTGAGTATCGAGCTTTCCCGCGACGACATGCTGAAGTACCAGCGTGTTGACGTTATTGAGCAGGAGTGGTTGAGAAACGCTCCAGCTGTAGTGCAGTTCCCGCACATTGACGCATTGCTGTCTACGTTGGCGAACAGCGCACCAGTTATGCTGGGAGCAAGCATCGGTCTTACCGAGGCAGAGCAGGACAGTCTGGAAGACACTGGTGCCTTCGACAGATGGTTCACATCACTACTGGGGTAATCTGTGGCTGACAAATTCTACACTGACCTGCGAGACAAAACGGTACTGCCTCTGATCAAGCAGTTCGGTAGACCTATGTCTCTGAAGTCCAACCGTGAGCCTGTCATTGATCCGGATACGGGGATGATCACTACGGCAGCTGCTGAGGTGCTCACACCATTCGATGGACTGTTCAGATTCTACTCACAGGATGAAATCAACGGGAAGGATGTTCTTGCCAATGATATTCAGGTCCTGTGTGAAGTCTCAGCATTCAACACAGCAGGCATAACTCCTGATTCCTCAATGCAAGTAATTGCACAAGGGGTGACATACAACGTAGTGCGAGAGACACCTACCATGCCGGGTGGTATTCGAGTGCTGACACGACTACAGATTAGAAAGTAATGAGTCTAATAAACCACAACATGACACATCGACAGTTCCAGTTGGAAATGACCAAGTGGGCAGTGCGCAATGTGCCGCTGATTGGCAAGGCAGTTCACTCTGCTGTGACCACAGCTATGTATCGGGGGATCGTACAGAAGACCCCTGTGCTGACTGGTCGTGCCCGCCACAACTGGTTCCCCACACTGGGTTCACCATCCTCATCCGCTGTAGAAGAGACAGCTGGAGTCTCTCAGACGGGTCAGCCCATGACAACCGAGGAGGTTGCGCGAATTAATACTGTCACACGAAAGTTGAAGGCGTTACCATTAGGGAAGTCTGAGGTGTTTATTACAAACAACCAACCATACATTCAGGGGCTTGAGGACGGAAAGTCTCCGAAGTCACCACCTAATGCGATGGTTCAGAGCACTATCATAAATACTTTGGATGGTTTACAAATAGATATTCGCGCAATACCGGGACTAGACTAATGGTCGGCTACGTAGAAGAAAATACTGCGATCCGGACACTGTTTAACACGGGTTGGGCTGGGGCGACTCCCATTGCTTACGAGAATGAGAAGTTCACCCCACCGAATGATGCTCCGTATGTGAGCTTGGTGGTACGACCAGACGATGCCTTTCAGCATGAGTTGGGTTGCGAAGCCGGGGCACACTTCAGACATCCGGGTTTGGTTTTTGTAATGATTTTTTCGCCGCCTGATAAGGGGAACGCAGCAGCACTGGCACTAGCCGACACTGCAGCCCAAATTTTCAGACGACAAAGCTCGACGTTTACTGATGGAAGGATTCTGTTTCGTGCGCCGACTATAACACCGATAGGGATTACGGATGAAGCGTACTTTCATATCAATGTGGTTATTCCGTATGTTCGGGATTCTTATCATACTAATTAAGAGAGTTGGAGTAAAAAAATGTCAACAAATTTTAACGCAGGACTAGATAGCAGTGACGTAATCGTCCGATATGGCGAGGAAGTGATCTGGGACACCGTGCCTGCGATTGCCTTCCAAGAGGTTCGCCTTACTGGAGAGTCATTCTCTGAGCAGAAGACACGAACACGTCCTGAAGAAATCAAAGCGGACGGTTTCGTATCGCACGCTCTGACGACTCAGGTACAGGCAACTGGTGGTTTGAACTTTGCTCTTTCTTTCGGTACATACGATGACCTTCTGGGTGGTTTGCTTAACTCTGATTTCGCAGGACCTTTGACGATTCAGTCTACAGTAACGACTGGTGTCATCACGGTTCACGAATTGGGTACAACTCCGCTGACTAACCTCGGTGGTAGTGGCTTCGCTTGTAACGAAGCAGGTATCTTTGACAACGTGATCGCAGGATCATGGGTTCGAGTATCTGGTTACGCAACCAACCCAACAAACAACGGTCTCTTCCGAGTGACTGCGGTTGACGGACCAAACATCGAAATTCAGGTCTCTGAAACAGCTGGTGCTGGTGGCGCGAACTTGATTGATGCGGAAGTATCAACGGGTTCTGAAGTCAACATTCAGGGTGACAACCTTCGCAACAATGTGAACTTCCGAAGCTACTTCTTTGAGAAGCAGCTGTCTGCAAACTTGTTCCTCGTGTACAGCGGATCGTACATCAGTGACGGTAACCTGACAGCGCAGGTCGGTGGCTTCCTTGAAGGCACGTTCAACTTCCTATGCGCATCTGAAGACTTGGGTGCGACAGGTGGTACAGCAACATCGGGTACTGGTCCTGCGGTCGCAGCACCTGCTGGTCGAGTAATCGACACGGTAGCGGGCTTCAGCCAGCTTGAGCAGAACGACGTAGCAATTTCTGCGGTTGTTCAGGGCATCAGCTGGACGGTTACAAAGAACAACGCTCGTGCCCAGTACGGACTTGGCGCAGCGAATGCGCAGGGTATGGCGCGAGGTACGATTGATGTCAGTGGTACGATGTCTGTCTACTTCACCGATTTCACTCTGTACAACCTGTACAAGGCTGAGACTGATCAGATCATTAGCTTCGCGGCTCTTGATGACACTGGTGACGGTTACATCTTCACGCTTCCGGGCGCGACTCTGATGAACCCAACCATTGTTGCTGGCGGACCAGACACAGACATCGTGTCGGACTTCGAGCTTGAAGGTAATGAAGGTACTGGCGACTTCGTCGGTGTCATCATGCAAATCGACAAAGTATTCGCTGCTCTGTAAGAGTGACGGGTGGAACTAAATTTTAATTAATTGCAGTTAACTGCAAAAGGGGAATAGTCATGACAATCTTTATGTAGCGCAATAAAGCGCGAAGGAGAACTGTCATGGCTAAACGCCAAACGCAAAAAGTAAAGGGCTGCAAAAAAGGTGGTCGGAATAGAAGAAGTTGTGAGGCGTATCGGAAGGCTGGAACCCGCGAGAAAAACAAGGTTCTTAAGCTGAAGAGACGTATCAAAAGATTCCCTAATGATAAGGGTGCAAGAGCAGCGTTGGCTGCTCTTGTTTAACTACAAGATGGAGAGACTACGATGTCTGCAAAACTGTATCAAATGTTCGAAATGGACAAGGACCTTGAGCGCGAAGGTATTTCTGTAAACTACGGAAGTGTTAAGTTCCAGATTGCCCGTGCGGGTGGTCGTAACAAAGCTTTCAAAGACACCTTCAGTGCGAAGGCGAAAAAGAACCGCACACAGATTGACAACGAGACTATGTCCGACGACATGGCTGACCGCATCATGGCAGAGTCATATGCAGAAGCTGTTGTACTAGGCTGGTGGTCTCGTAAGGAAGATGCTGCTGGCGATGCTATCCTCGACAAGAAAGGCGAGGAACAGTGGGTTGACACCATCGAAACGAAAGAAGGTAAGAACGTCAAGTTCTCGGTCGCGGAATGCGTAAAGCTTTTCCTAGACCTGCCTGACTTGTTCCAGTCCCTCCAGAGTTATGCCATTAAAGCTGGCAACTACCGGAAGGAGTTGGATGAGGAAGACGAGGGAAACTTAGACGAGTCCTAAAGTGGGAACTGGAGTGGGGACCAAGGCTCGATTCTCTCCTCAAGATGCAAGAGGGAGGGATGGAAGTCCCGGCACTCCAGAACCGACCTGCTATAACACAGTGGGTCATCGAGTACTGGGAAGCATTCCAGATACTCGGTAACAGCAGGATACCGTATCAGGGTGGTATTGGACCTATCCCCCTAACTGAGATAGTCGCATATATGGATGCGACTTATCTTGGCGACGTTGATGAGCGGCTGAAAATGATCAAGATGATCCAAAGCCTCGATAGGGTTTACTGTAAGCATGTAAACGATAAAGCAGCGCACAAGCGTGACCTTGATAGTAAGGCTCGCAAGAGTGCACCGAGGAAGAGATAAGCCAAAATGGCTAGAGAATTTTCAGTTGTAGTAGGCATCAACGCAACCAAAGCGATTGCGGGCGGGCGGCAATTCAAGGCTGGTGCCGACCAAGTAAACCGCTCTAACCGTGGCATGCAGCGTTCGACTGCAAAAACTACAAAACGCATGACAGCAATGATCACAACGATGGGTCGGATGCGTGGTGTAGTCTCTTTGATGTTTGCCGGGTTCCTCGGCGTAGGTGGCATCAGTGCCGTAGTACGAACTCTAGCCACATTCGAAAAGAGCATGTCGAACGTCGAAGCCCTACTGGGTGATCGTGGTGTCGGTGGAGCTATGTCTGCCCTGTCTAACAAGGCACGAGAACTGGGTGCGACAACAGCGTTCACAGCGTCACAAGCTGCTGAAGGTATGAGATTCCTGACACTGGCTGGCTTCGAGGCTCTGGAAACTTTCCAAGCTATCGGTCCCGCACTTGATCTTGCGCAAGCTGGTGCCCTTGGGCTAGGGCAAGCTGCCGACATCGTGTCTAACATCATGCAGGGATTCAATATCAATGCGTCTCGTACTGGTGAGGTAGTAGACGCTCTGGCATTCGTCGCGTCTCGATCTAACACAAACATTCAACAGCTAGGTGAAGCGATGAAATTCGTTGCGCCAGTTGCGGGTGCCCTTAAACTTAGTGTGCAAGAAACATCTGCCGCTCTTGGTCTCTTGGGTAACTCCGGACTTCAGGCTTCTCTCGCTGGTACTGGTCTGCGAAGAGTGCTGTCTGGATTGCTTAACCCATCCAAGGAAGCTGATAAAGTATTGGCGCAGATGGGGCTGACTGCTGGTGATTTGACTGACGCTCTGCAGGACCCAAACAAGGGTCTGGTCTACGTTATCCAGCAGCTTAAAGACGCTGGTCTTGGAGCAGCTGAAGCATTCACCCTGTTCGGTCAACGTGGTGCTCCTGCCATTCTGTCACTGCTTGGGCAGACTGGTAAGCTAGAAAAATTCAATGAGCAGATGAAGAGCATAGCTGGTACCGCTCGTACTATTGGTCAGGTTATGATCGACAACCTTGCGGGTGATGCCCGCATCGCTATCTCTGCCATGCAGGAAGCTATCCTCCGTCTTGGTGATGCAGGGTTGACTGAGTGGTTGCGAGATACAACACAGGCATTCACAGGGTTCATTCGTGGGCTTGCTGGTATTGATCAAGAACTGGAAGGGTCTACTGAGAAGGTTAAGAAGTGGGCTAAGGCTGGTATTTGGCTGCGTGATAACGTAACTCTGCTTCGTAAGGCTCTGGTACTTCTTGTGGTGTACATGAACCGAGCACTACTACTATCGGTAGGAGCTAGTATTCTTGCCTTTGCAAAAATGGCAACGACGGTGGTTGCGCTTGTCCGTACGTTTGGTCTCATGGGCGCAGCGGGGATACTACTGACAACTCAGATGACACTCTTGAGAGCGGCTATCATATCAACAGGTGTAGGTGCCCTTGTTGTAGCAGCAGGATTCCTGCTGGACTGGATTCTGTTTTCGAAAGATGCTGAATCACAAAACGATAGAACCACTGCTGCGTTCAATCGACAGAAGTCTGAGATTGAAGACCTAGCATTCCAGTTCGGCATACTTACTCAGGCAGAGAAAGCTCTTGCCATAGGTAAGTTGCAGAGCTTCCTGTTAGACCAAGAATTGTCTTTGGTGAAGATGGAACGACAAATGATCAACGCCACAACTGCTACTACTAGATTGGCTGAAGGCAACGCTGCACTAGTGATAGCACAAGAGCGTGTGAATAAAGTTCTTAAGTTCAACAACACCCTTACGTCTGACCAGTTCAAGATAGGCTCCGAGTCTCATGCCGCACTACTGCAACGAGAGGAGGCGACTCTGAAGATAGCTGAGGCTGAATTGCTGTTGGCTACAACTCAGGGTGTGTCACTAGTTAAGCTAGCAGAAATGCGACAGTCGGTAGAAGACCTTACCTTGCGTCTTGCAGCACAACGCTCAGTGTTTGCTGGGGTGGACGAGACTGTGGAAGCCTACATAGCAAGAATGAATGGTGCTAAGGATGCTGTAGATGAGTATGTAAAAGCTTTGAAGGGGCAGGTTGGGTTGGATGACACGCAACTGCTATCACTGAGAGACTTGGTAAAACAATACAGTAAGAATGAAAAGAAAATAGCTGAACTTGTAGAAGGGCTAGACCTGCTAGCTCTCGCGGGTAAAAATGCTGAGAAAATAGAAAAGGCTCTGGGCGTTGAGTCCGGAACTCTCGCACGTATTCAGGGTGACTTGAACCTTGCGTTGCGTGACACAAGAAAGAAACTAACTCTGGTAGAGAAAGCTGGTAAGAAGTGGGTGGAGATTCTTGAGGATTTGCGTGGGGAAATGGACCCCCTAGTTAAGCTTGAAATTGAACTGAAGCGACGTACTGACGAGGTCATAGAAGCTTGGATTCGTGGTGGTATGAAGGCTGGCGAACTTGCCGAAGCCTTGAAGATTCTGAATGAAATGCACAAGAAGAACATCGAGAAGCTTGAGGAGACTTGCAAGAAGACTGATGATCTGACGAAGTGTATGTCTGACAACGCGAAGGCAATGCAGACACTTTGGGATCAGGCACTGCGCAACATTCAGGACTCATTTGCGGATGCGTTCCGTGGAGCGTTCGAGAGTTCGTCTGACTTCTTCGACAGTATCCTTGATGCATTCAAGGACATGATTTCACAGATGCTGGCAGCGTGGGCTATCAGTGGTATTGCCAACCTGTTCTCCGGACAGAGCTTCAGTGCGAACGGTAATTCCTTTAGTGGTATCTTCTCACAAGGTCTGCAGACTATCGCTAACCGTAGTGGTGGAGGGGCTGCTGGTGGGGGTGCAGGTGGTGCAGGGGGTGCAGGTAACGGTGGCATCTTCAGTAGCACAGGCGCAGTCGGTAGCCAGATTTACGGTGAGGGTACTATGCTGGGTGATGCCTTTGCATCCTTCTCTGCTGGCGCGGTTGCATTCTTCCAAGGTGCTGGAGCACTGATTGGTATCGGTGAGTCTGCTGGTGCCCTTGGTATCGCGAACACAGGTATCGCTGGCTTCGGTACATCCGGTTCGGCTATCGCTGGAGCAGGTGGTTCTGCTTCTGCCATTGCGGGTAACCTCGGCATGGGTGCGATTATCGGTATCATCTCGGGTTACATCGCTGACTCCCTATTGGGTAGTCGTGGTGACCCCACACGTAACATGATTTTCTCTGCTATCGGTGGTGCGATTGGTGCCTACTACGGTGGTGCCATTGGTGCCATTATCGGTGGTGCTATCGGGTCACTGGTAGACAACATCTTCGGTGGTGCGAAGAAACTTGAATCCGCTTCTCTGGCATTGTCAGTTGCGGGCACAGACTTTGCGGCGATACAAACTGAAGTGGTATCTAAACAAAAGTCATTCTTCCGTGGTAAGGATTACACGACTACAGAGAGAAATGTTGGGTTCAAGTTCAACTCGTTTGAGCAAGCCTTCGTTGATTTTGCTAATGCTCTTGACTTGACTGCGGAAGCGTTCGGTGGTTCCTCAGAAGGGTTCCTTGACGAATTCGAAGCGAGCCTGACTCTGAACCTTAAGAGAATGAACTCAGATCAGATATCAACAGCACTTCAAAACTTCATGCAGAAGATTATGCTTGAGGCTATCCAACTGTGGCTGGAAGAGGTTGAGGGTATTGAGTCCCACATCCACATGGTATTGACAAGTCTGTCCGGTGACATCGAAGAATTTGCGCGAGGCATTCAGGCGTTGATGACGATCACTGCGTTGTTCGACGTGCCTCTTGTAGAGGCGGCAGCGCAGGCGATTGCGGATGCTAACATAGGAGTGCTGGAGAGTTACCAGACTGCTTTGGGCGGATACCGTGAAGTACTTGCAGCATACGACGGAAGCATAGAATCTATAGAGCTACTGGTGGATGCAACAACAATCCTCATCGCGAGTCAGATTGAGTTGATTGCGGTTTACCAGCAGATAGGTGCCGCGATTTCTGAAATGTTCCAAGGGTCTGCACAGACTGTACGGGAAGCATTGATGTCTGAAGAGGAGTTGTACAACTTCCGTAAGTCACGTATTGACGAGTTGGTTGAACTGGCTGCGAACACGACTGACCCAGAAGAACTGGACCGTATCGCACGAGAGATTGATCGTCTTGGTCTGTTGAACTTCAACAGTCTTGATGAGAGTCAGCGTCAAGCCCTTGGTCCAGAGTTCATTGAGTTCTTCGAAGGACTGGATGAGTTCTTCGGTGGTCGGATCGATGAAGGTATTGGCAACGTCGTGCAGGATCAGGCGGACCTTGATCTTGAAGTTGCTACTCGTATGGAAGAGGCTGCGCAGGCAATCATCGATGCTGCTGCAGCACTACAACGTGAAGCAGATCGTCGCGAGCGTGAGCGTGAACGACACCGTGATGAGCACCACAGATAATGACACATGAAGTCGTAAGAAGTATCCCAGCAGCAACCTCGGCAGAGCTTGCAATTGATTTCACTCGTCCTGTGTTCTTGGTGAAGATGTTGATCCCCGGACAGACTCGGTATGTTTCAACGAACA